GAGATATAGATATAGATATAGATAAAGATATAGAAATAGATAAGGGGCAAAAGCCCCAACCAGATGTCTATGAAGAAATTATCAAATATCTAAATGAAAAAACCGGTTCACATTTCAAATCAACTAGCAAGTCAACTCAAAGGCTGATCAATGGAAGATTAAGTGAGAACTACACAATTGAAGACTTCAAATATGTGATTGATGTTAAGACAAACGAATGGAAGGACAACACAAAGATGTCTAAATACTTAACACCAGATACACTCTTCAATGCTAGTAAATTTGAAAAATACCGCAATCAGCAAATGCCTAAACAGCCAAACGTTCAGAAACAAGATGAAAGGTTGGGATTCTAATGAATGAAGAAATTACATCTTGTAAAAAGCATGGTTGTCAAATCCAGCATGCAAAAGTGAAGATCAGTGGATCAGAACAGATCATTGAAATTTGCCCTGAGTGTGAGAGAGAAGAAATCATGAAGATGGAATCCGTATTGAGACAGGAAGCGAAAATTCAGGCTCTCTTGTCTCACACTTACAAAGTCTTTGACAGAGAAAGCATCTATTCTCAAGAGTTGAGTGATAAAACATTAGAGAATTATGTAGCAGATAATTCAACTAATGAACAAGCTCTCAACTTCATGAAACGGATGCTGAGGGATTATCTGAAATTTGAAACAGGGAATGTGATCCTAAGTGGACCGCCTGGGATTGGGAAGAGCCATCTTTCTATTGGATTAGCAAAAGCATTGAACGAGCAATCAAAAGAATGCGAGAATCCAAAAAGCGTGATCTTCATCTCAACATCAGCTCTCTTCAATAAGATTGAAGAAAGCTTCAATGGTCGAGGAGATTTCACAGAGAAATACGCTGTGGACCTACTCAGCAAAGTTGACTTTCTCTTCTTGGACGATTTGGGAAAAGAAAGTAGCATGAGCGCCAATCTAAAAGAAGCGAATGAATGGAGACAAAGAGTGCTGTTTAAAATTTTAGACAGCAGACAAACAACATTCTTCAACACAAACTTGTCAAGTAATGACATCAAAAAAATCTACAATCAAGCACTTGCTGACCGAATATTCAAGGGAGCAAGCAAACACATTTATAAATTTCCTGAAAGCATGGAAAGTCGGAGGTATTAACGAATGGAAAGCAACAAACTAAAGGATCTAATTTCAAAAGTTCAAAAATGGTTTTATGACCGCAACTTACACACTCAAGAACCCAATAAGCAATTCCTGAAGCTATATGAAGAAATTGGGGAGCTATCGAGGGGAATTGCTGAAAAGGATGAAGAAGTGACCAAGGACAGTATTGGAGACATCACTGTTGTATTGATTGGGCTGACTCTTCAACTTGGAATTAATACAAAAGAAATCTTTCCTGAACAAGAGAAATTCATTTTTTCAGAAGCTGCAAAAACAGAAGATTACTTTGTATTGATGATGGACCAAGCACTAGCATCATATTTCAACCGTCAAGGCTACCAACTCAAAAGCGTAGTACATGAATTGATGCGAATTTCTCAAATGCTGAATTATGATTTTGTGGAATGTTTAAACAAAGCCTATGAAGAAATCAAGGACCGCAAAGGAAAATTGGTTGACGGAATTTGGATCAAGGAGGAACGACTAAAATGAAAGAACGCTCATTTGAACAGATTTTAGAAGAGATGAATGATTCAGTAAATAAGCCAAATCACTATTGTGGTGAATATGGTCTGGAATCCATTGATGTCATCCGGAACTTTGCAGGAAACCTGAAAGGAGTTCAGGGATTCTATTGGGGAAATGCTATCAAGTATCTATGTAGATTCCAGAAAAAGAACGGGCTTGAAGATTTGGATAAAGATAAGAAATATCTTGAATGGCTCATTGAGGATTTGAAAAAAAAGTCATGAACAAGAGTGACAGCATGAGAGATTACACGAGAAATCAGATGGATCACTTCCGTCAACAATTGCAATTGCTGATTCTTGGTAAAGGGTTAACAAGAAAAGAGCTATCAAGAAAATTGAATAGAAATCCAAATACAATTCAACAATGGATCACAAACAAAAATATAAAACCAGCTCATGTCCAAGAATTATGCAAATTCTTCAACATTAACGAGAAGGCACTGATGGGAGATCCAGAAGAATTGACAGATTATAGATTCTTTGATCAAGGAAAATACATCTGTACTGCTCCAATCAAAGAACTAAGCAAGATCACTGGCAAAGATGTGTCAATTCTCAAGTATTATATACACTTGAATGAACAAGGAAGAGAAGCTGGCCAATATAGAATAGAAAGGGTAATTGAAGATGAAAAGTAAAATCAATTGGCTGATTATCAATTTGATCTCATTGGCAGTTATTTCACTAGTCATTGCTATCAATCTCAATTCTAGATTAGTAGAGCAAGAAAATAAGATCAAAGATATGGAATGGACGATTCAGGAACATGAATTGAGCATCCAGAGATTAGCTGAACAGAACACTGCACAAGATACAATCTTGAATAAGTTAAATCAAGAATATCAAATGCAGGAACGCAAGAAAGCAGAAGCACTCAAGGAAGCTGCTGAAATGAACAATGTCGGAGGATAATAATGATTAACAATGTGACTCTTATTGGTCGGTTGACCAGAGATGCAGAACTACGCTACACACCTAGCAACATTGCAACTGCTCAATTCAATATTGCATGCAATCGCAATTTCAAGAATGCAAATGATGAGTATGATGCAGATTTTATCAACTGTGTGATGTGGCGAGAACAAGCAGAACGCTTCTGCAATTGGACGAAAAAAGGAATGCTTGTGGCAATTGTTGGACGGATTCAAACAAGAAATTATGAGAACCAGCAAGGACAGCGTGTATATGTGACTGAAGTTGTCGCAGAAAGTTTCCAAATTCTTGAAAAGCGTGACAATACCGCAAATCAAAACAGCATGACGGAACAGATGCCACCAAGCTTTGCAAGCCCAATGGACATCACAGATGACAAATTACCATTCTAAGAAAATCAAATATTGAAGAGGAGGATTTATAAAATGGATGATTGTACTAAAGTTTTAGTGTATGGTAGCTTTGACGGGTTTGCTCATTATACAGATGATTCGCTATTAATTAGTGTAGTTCTTGATGGTGGCGAAAAAGTAGAAATACCAGAAGAGTTTATTGTAAGCGCAGATCAAATGGTCAATAAATATAAAATTAAACTAAAAGACGTTATCGCACGAATTGAAAAGTTTGATCTTGCAACTAAAGCAGTATGGATCAATGAAATTTTGAATAAACTTGGAAGTGATTATGGGCTGCATAAATATTATGCAGGGTATAAACAAGGAAAGTTTGATGGTGCTATGGAACGTGAGGAAGTCACAGTACCGCAGTTTGTGGCGGATTTTATCACAGAACAGAAAAAGCTAGGTCATACACTATCCTACTCAATAGATGCATGCATGTCTGATAGAGTTGCAGAATGGTATTGGGATAACTCTGAGTTATTTGCCCGTGCATGGATTGATGGATATGAGGTTGAGAAAAAGCGGTATTTAGTGAAGATTAAAGGAGTCGGAGATGTGTCTTTCCTTAATCACGATTTACAAAGTGATTCGTGGTTAATCAATAACGGAGATAATGGCAAACTTTTTAAAACACACCACACCCGCAAAGAATTGGAAAAAGCCGGATTCGGTTGGGCGTTTGAATGTCCGGGTGTTGAGATTGAGGAGGTGGAATAATGGGTTTTATTAGTTGGTTAACTTTATTATTAATAGCGTTGAAATTGTTAGGTGCAATCTCTTGGAGCTGGTTCTATGTCTTTCTGCCTGCAATAGCTGATCTAGTAATTTCTGTTTTGATTTTAGTGGTAGCCAAAATGATATGGGATAAGTAGGACTTGTTATGGAATTTCAAAATTTTATTTATTTGTTGTTAGCTTTTGCTTGGTTCGCTGGCTTCTTGTGGGCCTTCAGTGTAGTCTTGAAATGCAGGAGAAAGAAATGAAGATGTATGTTGTAAGAAAATATCACGGTCATGCAAGCTGGATTGATCCCAAGCATTTAGCTGAATACACTGAAGCCGAATTTGAAACAAGACATGAAGCGCTTGCTCACTGTGAGAAATTAAAAGGTAAGGGGATAGTTGAAATCTATCAAAGAGAGGTTATTGAATGAAAAAATTAAACAACAGAGAATTGTTTAACCTTGATCAAGAATTATTCAATTTTCGTGGAATTGACCGGGCAATCTGGACACGCAAAGCAGAATTGATGGCAAAGAACGGTGATGATCTTGTCGGGGGTGGGAAGTCTGGCATCAGCAAGCCCACAGAAAACACAGTGATGAAATTCGCTACTGATGTGACTCTGAAGAATCTTGAGCTGTTCAAAGAAACTGTTGAATCCTTCAAGAAGCAATTGACAGGAGAACAGCTTGATATTTTCTATCTAAGATGGGGACAAGCAAATCTTGATTGGGAAGAAATTGCAGAAAAGCAATTTGTCAGCAATGCCACAATTTACCGCAAGCGTGCTGGCATCTTGGAAACGTATGCCAGAATGAAAGGTGTACTCTAAATTGAGAATATAAGATATTGTATTCTCACGCAAAATAAAATACTATAATCTTGTTCATGATAATCACATCATGGATGAGAGGGTCTCCTAATAGTGGTTAGGGAGTTAGCTCAAACGGTCAGAGCATGCTGGCGGAAAACAGCAGATACAGGTTCAATTCCTGTACTTCCAATTCCTTATGAAAATCAATTTTAATATAGAGAGGGGGAAGCGTATGGAAGAGGTCTCACCCATAAAAGACACGGATGACATTCAAGCCATGAAGGACTACCTGAGAGAGTGGAATGAAATGTATTATATGCTATTCATCACTGGTCTCAATACAGGCTTGCGTGTTGGTGACATCCTCACACTCAAAGTCAAAGATGTTCAGGGATGGCACATCAAGCTACGAGAAAGAAAGACTGGCAAGCAGATTTCTCGTAGAATGACAAAAGAACTGAAACGAGAAATGAGGAAGTATGTTGAAGGTAAGCCATTCCATCATTTCTTATTTAAGAGCAGGCAAGGAGGAAACAAGGCCATCACTCGTGAACGAGCCTACCAGATCATCCATGAAGCTGCTGAAGAATTGGGCATTGACAATGTGGGGACTCACACAATGCGCAAAACATTTGGATACAAATACTACAATAAAACAAAGGACGTAGGCACATTACAGAAGATGTTCAATCACTCATCACCAGCGATTACACTGAGATATATTGGGATTGAACAAGCTGAACTAGATGATGCCTTGAGAAACTTTGTTATTTAATTTTATAATTTTGACATTAACATAATGAGTTAGGCATAAGCTGGAAAAAGAGAAACGAATGAAAGCCATATCCTAAAAGGGTTTCAGAAATAAGGCGAGCTTAACAAAATATAAGATATGTGAAAGTGAGGGTAAAAAATGGCTACTGCAAAAAGAACATCAGATATAACTGTGGCACTTTATGAATGGAATAAATTGACAACCAGAGATATCTACGAAGACGACAAAGAAATATTTGGGGATGGATTTGATTATGTATGGGAAGGTAAGACTCCAGAAATAGACGAGGAAGTTCTTGTATATAATCCAAAGACCCAAGAGATAACCACTGATATCTGGATTGATTTCGGGAACGGTGTTGGATTTGAAAACACTTATGAAGACACAGTATTTTGGATGAGTTATCCAAAACCACCAAAGGAGATGGAAGAATGAATAAACAAGAGTTGATTGAGAGTATTTCTCATTTACCTTCAGATTGTAGCAGACCAAGACCTATGATTGATAAATTAACAGCGTTGGAATTGATTAAGTTGCTAGACGAACCGCAGAAAGTAACAGTACCGCAGTTTGTGGCTGATTATATTAAATATGCCATAGAGAATGATTGGGATTTTCAAGATTTATTTAAGCGTATAGAAGACGAAGAAGATGAAGAAACGCTTGCTGCCGCTTGGATCAATGGCTACACAGTTGAGAAAGAAAAACAGTATATAGTGAAGATGAGTGCAACAAAACAACTGCTATTTTATAATAATATGTACGAGAAAATATTCTTTTCTTTAGGAGATTTAGCTACTCGATTTACACGCAAACAACTTGAAGGACTTGGATTGGGTTGGGTCTTTGATTGTGAAGGAATTGAAATTGAGGAGGTAGAATGATGACTCAAAATAAAATCATCTTTCATTTAACGAATGATAAGACTGCTGAGTATTGTGGTGCGGAACAATCAGAGATTGAACGGTTAGTCAGTCAATTTAATAATGGGCATCTAATGCGTATTGGTAAGCTCTACATTAACCCTAGAGAATTAGTAGCATTCATCATCGAAGAAGACAAGGAAGTAGAGTGATGCGGTATTTTAAAATTTTATGTATTTTAGTTTTTGGAATATTACTAGCATCATGCCATAAGATTTCAAGCGGAACCATCACTGATAAACATATAGAGGAACCAAAAATGATATTGATGCCAATTTCATCTGGCAAGACAACAATATTAGTTCCAATGGAAACTGATAGAAAATATGTTATAACCGTTAAAGGAAAATCAGGAAACAAAACTATCGAGGAAGATTTTAAGGTGAGCAAAAAAGATTTTGAACATTTTAAGATTGGGGATAATTTTAAGATGGATTGAAAGATGAGAAAATAAACTCTTGTTTTCTCACGTAAAATAAAATATTATGATAGCATAGCTTTCAAGTATGAGAGGGACAGCCAATCAATTTGGTCTGTCCTTTTTGTGTGAGGAGGATTATATGTATAACAAAATTGTCAGACCTTCTTTAAAGACAAAGAAGTGGGAGAAGTTCAGAGATAAGATTCTAAGGAAATATAATTATCTATGTCAAGAGAGTTTGAGATATGGAATATCAGAACCGGCTGAAATGGTTCATCATATTTTTCCAGTGTCCGAATATCCTGAACTAGAATTCCAAGAATGGAATTGTTTACCTCTCACTAACAAACGACACAATACTTTTCATGACAGAAAGAATGATAAAGTTATTGGTCAAGGAATTTTTTGGCAAAAGAAACGAAAAAGGGAATTTTTAAATTTTTACAAAAATCGAAAAAATGAAATTTTGTAAAAATCGAAAATTTCAATTTTTCAATTTTTGAATTTTTTCAATTATCCCCCCCATCAAAAAAAATTTTTTTCGAGCGTCTGGGAACCGGTGAAGGGAACTTTTTCCAAGTCGGAGGCCTCCAGACAAAAAGGGGATAAAAACTAAAGGGATTTTAGGAAGGAGGCCTAGTTTTTGGCAAAACCAGTCACAGCTAAATCAATCAAGTCAAAAGTCATCAAACAGATGAAAGAGCTTGGAACCTATCGCAAAGAATTTGACATGATCATTGACATCTTTGCAGGCATGCTATATCAGTATCAGAAACTTGCTCAGGACTATGCTGATATGGGCTACCCTGTCACAGATGTCTATGTGAACAAGGCAGGAGCTGAGAATGAACGTAAGGTCCCCATCCTGACAGCGATGGAAATTCTAAGAAAAGACATACTCAGCTATTCCAATCAATTGATGATGAACCCTAAATCACTTGGTGAAGTGGTAGAGCAAGACAATGGATCAGTTCTTACTGAGGTTCTGAAATTTAAAGACCAGATCAAAAAGAAACGGGTGAAGTCTGATGGGTAACGTGGAGAAAGCTAAAAAATACGCTCAACATGTTCTTGACCATCAGGAAGAGCATTGTGAAGAAAACATTTTGGCTGCATCACGCTTTCTGAGAGATTTAGACAATCCAGAATTTGAGATGGATGAAGACATGGTTGATTTTGTTGTTCATTTCATTGAACATACAATTGTCCATCAGCAGGGTGATGATATGTTTGCGGTCTCTATCCGTAATAAGCCATTGATCTTGCAACCGTGGCAACATTTTGTTGTGGTCAATCTCTTTGGATTCTATATCAAGGGAACAAATGAGAGACGCTTCAAGGAAGCCTTGATCATGCTTGCCAGGAAGAATGGCAAGACTTCCTTCACTGCTGCAATCGCTCTGGCTTATCAGATTCTTGATACAGATAGCGGTTCAAAATGCTATATTGTAGCCAATTCTGTCAAGCAAGCCTTGGAAGCCTTTGGTTTCTTGCGGTTCAATGTTGAGCGATGGAATGACAAGAATATTCGTATTAAGGACAACAACCAAGAACACTCAATCACTGCCAATTTTGGTGAAGAAGGTTCATTCTTTATTCAAGCACTGGCCAATGATGAAAGCAGGCTTGACTCCCTCAACGGGAATGTCATCATCCTAGATGAAGCACACACCATGAGAAATTCCAAAAAATACGGTCTTATGAAGAAAACAATGTCAGCATACCGGAACAGTATGCTTTTTGTTATTTCTACAGCAGGGGACATTCCCACAGGCTTTCTTGCTAACCGTCTGAAATATTGTCAGAAGGTCCTGAAAGAGTTGGTCAAAGATGATTCATTCTTCATTTTCATCTGCAAAGCCAATCAGGAAACAGATGGAGATGTGGGAGACTACTTGGATGAGAATGTGTTGAAGATGGCCAATCCTTCATGGGGTGTGACTGTCTCACTCAAGGCCCTCAAGGAAGAAGCAGAACAGGCCTTGAATGATCCACAGACCAGAAATGAGTTTTTCAACAAGACATTGAATGTCTTCACTAACTCAATGAACGCTTACTTCAATCCAGATGAGTTCATTGCCAGTGATGACTGCTATGACTGGACCATTGAGGAGCTTGCAAGGCTTCCTATTCGATGGTATGGAGGAGCTGACCTTTCAAGGCTGCATGACTTGACTGCTGCTGCCCTTTACGGTGTGTACAATGACGGTGAAAAAGATGTTGACATCTGTATCACACACGCTTTCTTCCCTCGTGTCAATGCTCAGAAGAAAGCCAATGATGATGGCATCCCACTATTTGGGTGGCAATCAGATGGATGGCTTACCATGAGCAACACTCCAACAGTCCTCTATGATGATATTGTTAAATGGTTCATAGAGATGAGACAAAAAGGCTTCAAAATTGCTGCTGTCGGTATGGACAGGAAATTTGGTAGAGAGTTCATGCTAAAAATGAAGCAAGCTAAATTCAAAATGATCGACCAGCCTCAACTATTCTATTTGAAATCAGAGGGATTCAGAAGAATTGAATTGAAAGTGAAGAATAAAGAATTCTATTATGTACATTCGGACGCTTATGAGTATTGTGTCAGCAATGTAAGAGCCATTGAGAAAGTAGATGATGCTGTCCAGTATGAGAAATTGGACGGGGATGGCGGTACAGCAAGAATTGACTTGTTTGATGCAAGTGTTTTTGCTTGCATTCAGGCACTTGCTAACCTTGGTAAGAATAAGAATGTGATGGCTTACTTTGATTAGATAGAAAGGAGGTGAGAAATATGGGAATCTTTGACAAATTATTCAAGCGTGGGAAGTCTCAAACGATGTTCACAAGCTTTGGCAATTCTGATTTGGGCATCATGTATGATGGTGATGGCTATATTCCATTAGCAAGGAATCCAGATGTGATCATGGCAGTCAATAAAATCGCTGACATGGTTTCAAACATGACAATACAGCTAATGGAAAACACAGAATCTGGTGATGTACGAATCAAGGACGGGTTAGCCCGTAAGATTGACATCAATCCTTGTGATCATATGACAAGAAAATCATGGATCTTCAAGATTGTCAGGGACTTGCTACTATTTGGCGATGGGAACTCTGTCCTACATGTGGAATATGATCCAATGACTGACTACATCAGCAATCTCAGACCGTTCCCAATGTCAGAAGTGTCGTTCAAAAGTAATGATCTGACCTACATGATCCATTTTAGGGACACTGATTTCAATCCAGATGAAGTGGTCCACTTTGCCATCAATCCTGATCCAGACCGGCCTTATATTGGGACCGGTTTTAGATTGGCCTTGAAAGACATTGTCCGAAATTTGAACATGGCCACACAGACCAAAAAGGGCTTCATGAACGGAAAGAACGTTCCTAGTCTTATTGTGAAGGTGGACTCATCCAGTGAGGAACTTGGGACTGTAGAAGGTCGGGAAAAAATCGCTAAGAAATACTTGACAACAAGCCAGTCTGGTGAGCCTTGGATTGTTCCTGATGCCTTGATGGAAGTGGAACAAGTGAAGCCATTAAGTCTGAATGACATTGCCTTGAATGAGTCAGTAGAAATTGATAAGAAAACGGTAGCTGGGATGTTAGGAGTTCCGGCTTTTGTTTTAGGTGTGGGAGATTTCAACAAAGAAGAATACAACAACTTTGTTAATACAACCATCATGAGTATCGCAACAACGATCACTCAGACACTCACAAGAGACCTACTGACTTCAACCACACGCTACTTCAAATTCAATCCACGTTCACTGTATTCTTACGACATCACAGAGCTTTCAACAGTTGCTCAACAAATGACCAACAGCGCTGCAATGCGTAGAAATGAGTGGAGAGATTGGGTTGGTATGACTCCAGATCCTGAAATGGATGAAATTATTGTTCTTGAAAACTATCTGCCACAAGGCGAGTTAGGCAATCAGAACAAACTAAACAAGGAAGGAGGAAATGCCAGTGAAGAAACGTAATTCCTACATCGCTACTCAATTTGAGACACGAGAAGAACAAGAATCTGGTGACTTGATTCTGAGTGGCTACTTCATCCGGTTCGATGAAGAAACTGAGCTGTGGCCAGGCTATTTTGAAGTGATTAAACGTGCAGGAGTGGAAGAAGCAATCAAGAATGCTGACATCCGTGCATTGTTTAATCATGACCATAACCTAGTTTTAGGGCGCACAGGAAACAGCACAGTGAGTCTCAAAGTTGATGACAAAGGTCTCTATGGAGACATTATCATCAACAGAAATGATCCAGATGCTATGGGAGCTTATGCCCGTGTACAGCGTGGGGATATTGTTGGATGCAGTTTTGGATTCATGCCTATTAAGGTGGACACTATTGAGCGTGAAGATGGTTCCTATCTTGATACCGTGCTAGAGCTTGAAATCTTTGAGGTCAGCCCTTGCACGTTCCCGGCTTATCCACAGACTGAAATTGCTGCACGGAAGAAAGACTTTGAATGTCTGAAACGTGCTAACAGTGAAGCGTTAAATGAACGCAAAATGAAAATTAAGGAGAAATATAATCTATGAATAAAGCATTGATTTATGGCGCACGCATGCGTGCAAAAGCAAGCAAGGTTGTTGAATTAGAAGAAGCAATCACAGAATTGAATGAACGTTCTGCAATCGAAGCAGAAAAATTGGACCGTGCTGAAACTGAAGAAGAAGTTTCAACGGTTGAAAAGAGCCTTGAAGACATCCAAAAAGAATTGGAAGAAAAGCAAGCAGAAAAAGCAAAACTTGAAGAAGAAATTGAAGAACTTCAAAAACAAGTTGATGAACAAAATCGGAAAGCTCCAACTTATCCAGACGGGGAGCAACGTGGAGGGAAGAAATTGGAACAACGTGACGCAATTGCTAAATTCATTCGTACTGGTCAAACTCGTGACATTGAAGGTCTTAAAACAACTGACTCTGGAAGCGCTGCTTTGATCCCAACTGAAGTGTTAAAACCTCACTTCCTTGAAAAGACACGCAATCCACTCTTGGATCTTGTCCAACGTGTCCAAGTAAATAGTGGTTCTGGTAAATATCCAGTTATCAAGAAGACAGATGGGAAAATGGCTTCTACTGATGAATTGAAAGCAAATCCTGAACTTGGAAAACCAAAGATCAGTGAAATTGATTACTCAATCAAGACTTACCGTGGATACATTCCTGTATCTCAAGAAATGATTGATGATGCAGACTATGACATCATGTCTATTGTGGAAGATGAAGTAGTCAATCAAGGTGAAAATACTGAGCTTTCATTGATTACTGCTGTGCTCAAAACAGCTACTCAAGCAGATGCTGCTGGATTAGATGGCATTAAAGATATCTACAACAAGAAACTAAAATCAATCTACAAACCAAGTATTGTTGTAACTCAATCAATGTTTGCAGCGCTTGACAAGGTCAAAGATAAAAATGGGAAATATATGCTTCAACCAGATGTCACATCACCTACAGGCTATTCATTCGGTGGCAAAAAGATTTATCCAGTGGATGACACTTTGCTTGGCAATGAAGGTGATATGAAGTTCTTTATTGGAGATGTTGCTGAATTCGTTAAATTGTTTGACCGTCTTCAAGTATCTGTCAAATGGATTAACAATGACATCTATGGCCAATTGCTTGGGCTCTTCCTACGTCTTGACGTCAAGAAAGTAGATGAAGCTGCTGGTTTCTTTGGCACATACACTGATGTTGTATCGTAAGGAGGTATCACATGGCCTATACAGTAATCCGTCCATTCAAGGACATGCGTGACACAGAACAACATGAATATAAAATTGATGATGTATTTCCACGCAAAGGCTATGAACCTGATCAAGAGTTTGTTCAAGGACTCTTGACAGGTTTCAACTCAGCAGGCTCAATCTTCATCACTGATGAAGTAATAAAGAAAGCTACTAAGAAAGTAGAAGAGGCTGCTGAAGAAGTGGAAGAAACTGCTGAGAAAGCAGAAGAAACCTCTGAAGAAGTGGAAGAAACTGCTGAGAAAGCAGAAGAAACCTCTGAAGAAGTGGAAGCAACTACTGAGGAAGTAGAAGAAACCACTGAAGAAAAACCAAAACGCAAGAAAGCAACCAAGAAAGAGGAAGAATAGCATGGACACTGGTCAGTTAGTGGAATTACTTAAAATAAAATTAGGAATTGCTTCAAATTTGCGAGATAAAACACTGGAGAAGATTGTCTCAAGCGTCATCAGCGAATTAACAAACAATCTGGGTGTTGAATTGGTTCCAGATCGTGCTGACCATGAAATGTTCATTGTTGACTTTGCTGCTTATCGTTACGAAGGTGGTGTTGATTTGCCACGTCACCTTCAATGGCGCTTGCACAATCTGCAAATCTCTTCCAAGAAAGAGGTGTGAGATGTGGAATGATGAAATCACATTGATAGGTTTTAAAATTACAGGAAAGGACAAGCTCAAGCAAGATCTGACTGAGAAAGTAAAGACTACAATTTTCTGTAAAAAGAAATCTATTACACGCTCTGAATTCTACCAAGCCAATCAGGCTGGCATCCGGCCAAATCTGATTGTTGATATTCATAGCTTTGAATACGACAATCAGGAATTTGCTGAATTTGGCGGTAAGGAGTACCGGATTTTGAAGACATATCCAATCAACCTCAACATCCTTGAATTGACTCTAGTGGAGAAAATGACATGAGCCAAGATCTAGCCAGTCAAATCGCTAAAGCATTAGCAGAGTATTCCACAGAAGTTGAAGAAGAAGTGGATAAGATAGCGGAAGAAACAGCAGAAGAAGCCGTCCAAGAATTAAAAGCCACAAGTCCAAAAAGTCCAAGGGCAAAAGGTGGTAAGTACGCCAAATCGTGGAAAAAAACAAAAATGGGGAAAGGTATTTTTGTGGTTCATAATACAAATTACCGTCTCCCACATTTGCTTGAATTTGGACATATCAAAAGGAACGGGGGACGGGTTTCCGGTATTATACACATCAAGCCGGCAGAAGATCACGCTATTGAGAATTTTGAAAAGAAATTGAAGGAGCTTGGAAGATGAAGCTGTCAGAGTTTGCAGAAATTTTGGAACAGGCTGGGTTGCCAGTCACCTACAAGGCATTCAGGGAAGGAAATGTCCCTTCACTGCCCTACCTCATCTATTTTGAAAGCTTGCCATCTATCACAGGGACAGACAATCAAGCATCATACAAGATCCGTGCTGTCACTGTAGAATTGGCCTTTGAAAGAAAAGATGAGGAACTAGAAGAACGATTAGAAGAGCTGTGGAATGACCATAAGCTCTTTTATGATGTTCAAGAAGAAAATTTTATTGAATCAGAAAGACTGTTTGTGAAGTCTTATGAAGTCTATCTATATTGAGGAGGAAAGAAATGACTGAAAACAAAGTTACATTCGGACTTGAAAATGTCCACGTAGCACCAATCCAATCAATCAGTGAAGCAGGAGTGATCACTTATGGTCAAGTATTCCGCTTCCCTGGAGCGATGGAATTGACGCTGGACCCTAAAGGGGATTCAGGATCAGTGAAAGCTGATAACATTGATTATTACTTCGTCAACTCAAACGAAGGTTACGAAGGTAAATTAAAAGTCCCACACATCATTGAAGCATTCGCAACAAAAATTTTGGGCGACATCAAAGACTCTACAACAGGAGTGGTCACAGAAAAAGCAGATGCGAAGACAACCAACTTCGCACTTATGTTTGAATTTGCTGGCGATGCTAACAAGACACGCCATGTCATGTATTACTGTTCAGCAAGTCGCCCATCAAGCGGATCAGCTACCAAGAACGGAACCAACGTGAATGAACGTGAATTGAGCTTCAATGCTAGTCCTCGTCCCGGTGACCAAGTTGTAAAACGCTCAATCACATCAGCGGACGATCAAGAAGTTTATAAGAAATGGTTTGAAAAGGTTTATGAACCTAATCAAGCTTTGTAATTAAGGAGGTCTTAAATGCGTAAGAGTGTGATCATTAGTGAGAAGGAGTATGAGCTTGTAACCAATGCTTACACTCCCATCGCTTATAAGAGTGAGTTTGGGAAAGATTTTTTCCAAGATCTATTTGGAATGATCTCAAACCAGAATATCATGCAAATGGCTGAGAATGGCACCAATGAAGTTGACATTAACATGTTGGCCAATTTTGACATGACCTTCTTCAATCGCTTGTTTTGGGTATTCACAAAATCAGGGAATCCACACATCAAGCCTTATGAACAATTTTTCATGGAAATGGAAGAATTTCCTTTGCAGGATATTGCCCCAATTCTGATGGAAATGATAAACGAAACAATGACATCAAAAAAAAACCAGATGAGTCAGAATCAGCCAGTGATGAAATCTTTACAGTAGAATCATATCTTTCTTGCTGTAAAGAAACTGGTCTCACAATTGATGATCTGAAGCACATTTCAATTGGAATGGCTCTTGATTATCAGACAGATTATGTGAATTTGCGTACTGAAAATAAATCAGAAACACGCAAGGCCACGCAGTCAGATTTTGACTCATTCTAGTCTGAAATAGAGTGCTGAGAGGAAGAATCTGAGGTCAAGTTCATTGAATAGATGGACGATTGATCACAAGAATCCTTTAGGCGCTCTTTATATTTTTATGTGAAAGGAGGAAATATGGCCGGTAATATTAAAGGGATAAAAATTGAAATTGGCGGGGATACACAGCCCCTTCAAAATGCCCTGAAGAAAGTAAATTCTGCTTCGATAGAAGCAGCAAAAGAATTGAAGAGTATTGACAAGGCTCTGAAATTTGACACAGGGAATGTGACTCTATTGGCTCAGAAGCAAGAAGTCCTCCAAAAGCAAGTCTCAACAACCAAGGAGAAATTGGAAACATTGAGACAGGCACAAGCACAAGTTGAAGCTCAGTTCAAAAGCGGTGACATTGGTGCTGATCAGTACCGTGCATTTCAACGGGAAGTGGTCCAGACAGAGAATATCTTAAAGGGCTATGAGAACAAGCTTGAGAATGTCAATAAGGCATTGGACGGAAATGGGAATGCTACTAAGTCAAACCGTGAACAACTGAAAGAGCTTCAAAATGAGCAACAGCGTCTTGCCAGTGAAGGTGACAAAGTTGTCAGCTCATTCAAACTGCAAGAAAGCCAAATGGGCTCCAATGCTAGTGAAGCAGACAAGCTGGCACTTGCTGAACAGAAGATTGGGAAGCAAAGTGAGATTGTTGCCCAACAGGTCGAAAACCTTGAGAAACAACTTGCAATTGCAAAGCAAGAATATGGCGAGAACTCAACAGAAGTCAATAAGCTTGAAACTCAATTGAACGAGTCCAAGGCTGCCTTCAACGGGCTTGCTAATGAGATGGAGAATCTGGGCGAGTCAGGAAAGAAAGCTAGTAGCGGCCTTGAAGAGACAAACAAGCTTTTAAAAGCTGAGTTACTGAATCAATTCTCTGAAAAACTATCTGAGATCAGTCAAAAGTTGGTTGATTTTGGAAAGAGCGCTCTAGATGCGTTCCGGGAAATTGATGAGGGAATGGACACCATTGTCACCAAGACTGGTGCTGGTGGAAAAGCTCTTGAAGAAATGCAGGGCATTGCTAATGGCATAGCCACTGAAGTCCCTACTGATTTCAGTACCATCGGGAATGCTGTCGGTGAAGTCAACACTCAATTCAAATTGACCGGTGACGCTCTCAAAGTGACCTCAGAAGACATGATCAAGTTCTCTGAGATAAATGGGACAGATGTCACGAATGCAACAATCCAATCAAAGCAAGCAATGGAAGCTTATGGCTTATCTATTGATGACTTAACAGAGATTCTGGACAATGTAACCTATGTTTCTCAAGATACAGGGGTTTCTGTTGATGAGTTGATGAAAAAGGCAACTGATGGAGCGCCTCAAATCAAGATGCTTGGTCTTGAATTTGGTGAGGCAGTCACCCTTATTGGTCAATTCGAGAAAAACGGGGTGGATTCATCATCAGCGCTTTCTGGGCTGACAAAGGCCGCTGGTGTATATACCAAGCAAGGAAAGACCATGAAGCAAGGTCTGACAGAAACCATTGAAGCCATCAAGAACAGTAAGTCAGAGACCGAAGCGATGGGAATCGCTATGGAGATCTTTGGGGCAAAGAAAGCACCTCAGATGATTGATGCAATCAAACGTGGGAAATTCAACATGGAAGATTTAGGCTACACTTCACAAGTGTCTGCCGGTCTGGTTTCTCAAACTTATGAAAGCACTCTGGATCCTATTGACAAATTCACCACAGCCCAAAATGGTTTGAAAATCGTTATGGCTGAAGTTGGTGGATCTATTGCTGAAACATTCGCTCCAGTGCTTGATGTACTTGTAGGCCTTTTTAAAAGTGTCGCAGAATGGGTAAATAAATTACCTGGGCCAATTAAAGAACTTGTAGTTGTATTTGGAAGTATTGTGACAGTAGCTGGGGTATTGTCCCCAATATTCCTCGCATTACAAGCGGCTGCAATGGCAGCTGAAACCACTATAGGTGGACTGATAGCTGCTGCATTGCCAATAATTGGAACAGTCATAGCAGTAGCTGCTGCAATTGCTGGAATTATAGTAGTTATTAAGTATTTATGGGAAACCAATGAGGGATTCAGGACCGCTATTGAGACAGTCTGGAACGCTATCATGTCAGTCATCAACACTGTTGTCAAGGCTATCTCTGATTTTGTAATGCAAATATGGGGGACGCTCACAAGCTGGTGGAATGAAAATCAACAATTGATCAGACAGACAGCAGAAACCGTCTGGAACGCTATTTCAGCCGTAGTGACAACAGTCATGAATGTTCTTGGACCATTTATTGAAACCGCATGGAATAACATTTCAACCGTAATTTCCACGGTTTGGGACACCATCAAAACCGTAGTAGAAACAGCCATCAACGTGGTATTAGGCATCATTAAGACTGTGATGCAAATCATCAACGGTGACTGGTCTGGGGCTTGGGAATCCATCAAGGGAATCGCTGAAAGTATCTGGAATGGTATCAAGAGCATTGCTGAATCTGTATTCAATGCGATGGCTCAGATTTTATCTAACATCTGGAATACTATTTCAAGCACTGCATCAAGCATTTGGAATGGTATCAGCTCAACCCTATCAGGAATCTGGAATGGAATTTCAAGCACGGTTTCAAGTGTATTCAATGGAATTTCAAGCACGATTTCAGGGATCTGGAATGGCATCAGCTCAACTGCATCAAGCATTTGGAACGGTATCAAAGACACGATTGGGGGAGCGATTAACGGTGCCAAAGATTTAGTTGGGAATGCTATTGATGCCATTAAAGGCTTCTTTAATTTTCAATTTAAGTGGCCACACATCCCACTACCTCACTTCAAGGCCAGCGGGTCACTGAACCCAATGGACTGGCTGAAAGGTAAGGGAATTCCAAGTATCGGAATTGACTGGTATGCCAAAGGTGGGATCTTAACCAAGCCAACAGCATTTGGCATGAACGGGAATAGCCTCATGGTTGGTGGGGAAGTCGGAAAAGAAGCAGTCCTACCACTGAATGAACGTAACTTGAGCGCCATTGGTCGGGGCATCGCCCAAACAATGGACCCACAAGGAACCGTGATCAACATCAACATCTCTGACAACATCATCAGAGAAGAAGCTGATATTGAGAAGATCGCTAATAAAGTATCTCAGAAGATAGCTACTGAATTGAGAAGACAGAAAGAATTGAGAGGAGCGCCTGCATGGTAAAGTACAATGAATTGATCATTGATGGAGTTGGAACTTCATCATTCCCATTTGATGTGATTGTGCTTGAAGGCCCTACAATTCAAGTTGGTCTCTCAAAGGATAAGCTATTGAGCCATGATGGAGTCAGTGGATATATTGTTCAGTCGAACCCTCACAGGGAAGCGATTGAGAAGAAATACACTCTTCAACTCATCGACCCAACAGAACTGCAAGTCCTTGAATTTGTCCAATTTCTGTCCAAAAGGAATTTCTGGCTTGAGAATCAACAGAACAAGCTCACAAGATGGTTCTGTTATCAGACAAAGGTGTCTGACACTCAGAGAGATAAAACTAAAATGTATTCTTTAGAGGTGACATTTATTTGTCACCCTACAAAATACATGAAGAACAATGATGTTCAAACTCTCATTTCAAATGGTGTTCTCAGGCTACAAGGCAGCTCACTAGCGTTTCCTAAAATCACAATTAAAGGCAACAGCTCATCTGAGACTAGCTTCACGATTGGGAAGCAAACCATCAAACTTGAACAGTTATCTGAGAGCGCTGTGATGGTGAATGATCCACAGAATCCAAGTTTCCTTGATAAGAAAGGGAATCTGGTGAAGTGGTCAGGAGACTTCATCACAATTGACGCTAACCAAAACCAGAAGACTGTTGGTGTGGTTTTAGGTCCTGGCATTCAATCACTTATTTTTGAAACCAATTGGGGGTGGTTATAATTCTATATCTATTAGACAGAAATGTTCAAACAGTGAAATGGAATGGGCAACCACTCCATGAAGCTACAAAGGCAGAAGTTGAAGAAGTGACAAATGTGAGCTACGCTCTCAAGGTTGATTATCCAATCACAGACACTGAAATTTATAAGAAATTTCAGGAAGACATGCTCATCATAGCCCCCACTCCTATCACAGGCCGGCAACTATTTCGGATCAAAGAGATTAGTGAACAAGATGACACAGTGAGCCTGACTTGTCAGCACATAACAGAAGATATCTTCAAGCGCTCTGTTCGTCCTATCAAGGTTTCAAACTCAACCTGTCAAATTGCCTTGAATGCTATGATCTCAGCAGTCAAGACACCACTTGGAAAATTTTCATTCACAAGTAACATCATGGACAATAGAACTTTCAACACCACAGAAGATGAAACGCTCTATAAGATCCTTATGGATGGTAAGCATTCCATTGTTGGTGCTTGGGAAGGTGAGATGATCCGTGACAACTTCCTGATTGATATTCCTAAAAGTCGGGGCATTGATCGTGGAGTGGTTATCACTACACATCAAAACTTGAAGCAGTATGAGCGGAATAAGAGCAGTTCCAGCATCATCACAAGACTGCATCTAAAATCAACATTCAAGCCAGAAGGAGCAGAAGAAGACACGGTTCTGAAAGTCACTGTGGACAGCCCCCTCATTGGCAATTATCCTTATATTAATGAAGCTGAGTATGAGAACAATGATCTTACTACAGAGGAAGAATTGAGAAGATGGGGTGAAGCCAAATTCAAGAATGGTGACATTGACAAGTCCACTGATCAGATCAAGGTTGAAGCTTATGAGCTAGATGGTCAAACTGTCCATCTTGGGGACACAGTGACCATCATGAGCTTGAAGCATGATGTCATGCTGAAGAAGAAAGCTGTGGGCTATGTCTATGATGCTCTGTCAGAAGAGTATATCTCTCTTACATTTGATGACAAGGCTGGTCACGGTGGTGGCATGTCAGGTTCAAATGGAATTTCTGATGTAGCATCTGAAATCCTTGATACAGTCCAAAAGACTCAAGAGGATGATGAATACTACAAGAAATTGAAAGTATTGGTTGACAATGCTAACAGGGCTTTTGAAGACAAGGCAGGAGTTTTGGAGAAAGAGATCACTGATGGAATCGAGCAAGCCAAAGCACAAGCTGAAGTGGTCAAAGAGGAGATCTCAGCACAAGTCACTGAGAAGATCAAAGCAGCAAACCAAGCTAACAAAAATGAAATTGTGGAAGAGTTTAAGGCTCAATACAATGGCATTGAAGTCAAAATGGAAGGCTTTAAGGCTACTACTGACCAATTAAAGGCCAGTGATGCTGATATTCAAAAACTGATCAATGACTTTAAGGCTCAGACACAAAGTCAATTTGTCGGTGTACAAGGCGCACAATCACGCTTTGAGCAGACTACTGAAAAAGCCATCTCTGACCTCACTAATGTGGCCAATGGCAAGGCTGATAGGTCATTTGTTGAACAGACAGTGAATGGCATCAGAGAAGAATTCACTTCAATTGGTGTTGGTGGTGGACCTAACATGCTCCGAAATTCCAGAGCAGATGAAGGCCTGAAATATTGGACCGAAGCAAATAACAGATTAGCATTCACAGCGCATAAATTCTATTTTAATGGCCAGAAGAGAATGTTTGAATTGCGCCCCGGTGCAGTCGTTAAAAGTCCACGTTTCATTGTCAAACAAAATGCAGACTATACATTAAATTTTTTAGGATTTGACAACAATTCAAAAATGTTCAAAGTGTATTTCTGCAAACGCAGAAAAGGTTCAATCTCTGACTTTGAAGAAAAACAGCTAATCTATGATGGCAAACCAAGATGGACAGATGGACCTGTTTTAGATGGAAACAGAGCAATCAAGAAATCATTCCAATTTAATGTTGGAAATTTTGATGATGGTTATCTTCAATTTGAATATGAACGCAACAATCCAAATAAATGGGGCGGCCTATTTTTAACAGAACTTGACTTCTACGAGGGTACAAATGACCGTTTGTGGCAACCAGCCCCAGAAGATCAAAATTATCTAGTAGAGCAAGCACAGGCCACTTTTGAGAAGACAGTGGAAGGCCTATCCACTCAATTAACTAAATTAGAGACCAAGACTGGTCCAAGCGGTGAACTTGAGCAACGCATGCTGACATACTCTGAGAAAGCTGCTGTGGACGCTTTAAAAGCAACCAGACAGATTCTAGAACAAGGGTATGTTGCTAAATCTCAATATACGGAAGATGTGGCTGGAATCACAAGAAGATTTGATGAAATCGTGCAAGCAGGGGAGAACCTGCTTAAAAACAGCGGTAATCCTCAAAATGTGGAGGGATGGGGGTATTATGATCCCGGATTGAGTCCAGCAGTAACGGTCTCAACTAATCCAATCTACTACAATGAATCAAGAAAACTCTTCAAACTTGATAATTCAACTGATAATGTCAAGGTAGCAGCATCCCAACGCTTCAACATCAAAAGAAATACAACTTACACAATTTCATTTGATGCAATTGGATCAGATAATCTTAAGAATGCCACATTCTACTTCCTAGCACGAAAAAAAGGTGAGACGGGGACTTTTACAAAAGTGGTCACACTTGCTGACAAGATCACTGTAACACAAGATAGCATCACACGCTACTATTTCACGGTCAACACAGAAGACTATGATGAAGCATTTTTGAGATTTGACAACAATGGATCATCAAATGGACAGACAGCAAGTCTCTATTTTGGTGACATTGATGTGTATGAAGGATCTATCAAGAGAGCTTACCAACCGCCAACAGATAACGGTTCATCTGTGATTGAAGCCAAGCTTGCTGAGTACAAGCAGACAGTAGACGGACAATTTACGACAATCACCAATCAAATGGGTGACATGCTGAGAAAAACAGATATCCAGATCACACCAGGTCAGATCTCATTTGGCACAGGTAAGAGCATCAATGGAAGGACCATCAGTTCCTTGCTTGTGCAAGAACCAGAATCCATTGCTTTGATCGCACAACTGATCAAAGTGAAAGGTGACATGGTAGTTGATGGATCTATCACAAGCCGGCATCTCGCTTCTCAGAGCGTTCGGACAGGACACATGGAATCCGGATCAGTAACCACTCAGATTCTTGCGAGTAATGCAGTAACCGCAGATAAATTGTTAGTAGATTCTGCCATGATTAATAAGCTTGTATCAAATCAAGCATTTATCAGAGAACTAGCTTCACAAAGAGCTTTCATCACTCAACTGACATCTGTGGGAATTTCTGCAAATGATATTCGTGGAGGAAGACTGACAGCAAATTCTGGTGTGTCTAGTTTTGACCTAGACAATGGACGGTTGTCATTTAGAGACAATAAAACTGGTGTTTTCCGTGATGAAGCAAATGCCTCAAGTCAAGGGATGATGTTTCTTAATAACCCGGTTTTCGTAGGTAATAGAACTATGATCAACAGCCGTGTGGTAATTGGAGCAGACCGCCGGGACAATGATGTGAATAGGAATTGGAACCGTGGGGGCTTCAACGGGATTATTGTTGACACAATTCGCGGGGCGATTACGGTAGAACACGATAATGCGGATAAAGTAACAGTGGTAGGCGATAGAATAAAGTTTACACACTCTTACGAATACGACCCGGCTACTAATTCCAACCCTTACGGGTGGCAGATCAACACTTGGCTTGATCCTACTATTTTCCCCTTCGGTACAAACAGCAGGGGTTCTAAAATATTTTCAGGAGATTTCAAATTGTTAAACAAACCTTCTGGAACAGATGGATTTTGGTTGCGTGAAGTCCTTAGAACATTAGTAAATTGCTGGCAACACTTCGCAAATGTCAATTATACAACAGCACATTCAGGAACAGGAGCAAATAGACATAATCACACTTTGAATGAGTCGCTTGTGAACGCTTTAAGAAACGAATTGCAGACACTCAAGAACTACGGTATCTAGAAAGGTAACAAAAAATGAAAGAAAATACTTATGTATCAATCATCACAGATCTAGCCAATCAATTGGCTAATAAATCAATCAATGAAGCTGAGTTCAAGGCACGATTGACTGAAGCAAATCAGGAGAAGCAACAGCTTCTAAAAGAATTAGAAATCTATCGTTCTGTTCTGGAATCTGACAAAGATTTGAAGGACCTATTTGAAGAAGTTAAAAATAAGAATGAGGTAAATGCTTAATGAATTATAAAGTACAGTTCAAAGCTTTTGATCCTGTGGCTAATGCCACAAAAGTTTCCATTAAACAAGATTACCCATACCGTGTATTTGAAGAATCTCTTCCAAATAACCGCATGGGAGATGAAGAATCAACCCTTGTGGATGCTGTTCTAAATCTTGTCCGAATGGAATTAGACCCTTCTGGCGCTATCGTGTCCCTAAAAAAAGAGCTTGACAAGTCTGTTGATGCAAATAAGGAAGCCATCCAGAAAATTCAAGAACTCACTCAGGAAAACGAAAAGAAAGATGTCCTAATTCAAAATAACAAAGCACTTGCTGATTGGTCTGTACTTGTAGCTGTGACCAATCAAGACAATCCACTGGATCCAACACTCTACAAGCGAGCGCTTGAGCTTGTGGAAGCTGCTCAAGTAGGTAAGACCTACAAAGAACACGACATCTTCACTTTGATTGATCCAGATCACACTGAAAAATTCAGTGAAGGGAAACGTGTGCTGGTACAGGTTAACTATGATTTTGTCTATAATGGCGAATCTATCAAAGACTTGAAAGGCCCACTTCTCCAAAATGGGAAACTTGCAATCTACAATTGGGAAGTTCCCAAAGAAGAGAAGCAGAACAAGCCATCAGGAGATCTTGAAACTCAACCAGTCGCACAACCTGAATCGTAAATTGAGAGGAGTGTGATTGATGTATAAAGAACCAGATGGAATTTTTGGAATCATTGAAGTAGTACGGGATTTTTATGATCATGGGATTGATGAACACATGATTGTGTTCATGTTTATGGCCATTGTTGCTCTAGATATTGTTATAGGAGTATCTAGAGCGTGGGCCTATCATGAGTTTTCAAGTAGAAAATGGAGAAAAGGGCTGGTGAGCCACACAGCTATGATCTTAATTGTAGCCATTGGCTATCCATTCGCTCTGTATATGAATCTTGGAGCTGTAGTTGATGCCTTCATTGTTGCAATGATGGCGGCATACGGTTCTAGCATTCTAGCCAGTCTTTCAGCTTTAGGTGTTGAAATCCCTGGTCTAGATCGTCTTGTGAAACAAAATATTGATCATGAGAAATTTCAGTTAAAAGATGGCTTGGAAGAGCCTAGTAAACTAATCAAAAAAGGAGAAAAGAAAAATGAATCAAATCACTGATATTGTAACAAGTAGCGCAATGAGTATTCTTGTAATTTTGGTTGGAATTGTTGTCCAAGCAGTCAAGAAATATCTCTTGACTCGTGGAGGGAAGAAAGCTCTTGAAGTTGCTGAAATTCTTGCAAACAACGCTGTGAATGCCACTGAACAAGTGGCAGGAACATTGGACATCCACGGCAAGGATAAAATGGAGCATGCTAAGACTAGCTTGATCGAAGGGCTAGAAGCATATAACATCAATTTGACCAATGATCAATTAAACACATTTATTGAAGCCGCTGTAAAAAAAGCCAATGAACAATGGAAGAAATGAGGTTCAAAAATGGTAGCAACAAATGATATTTTAAGTTTTTCAGAATCTTTGGCCAATCAAGGTGTTGGAACTGATGCAGATGGTGCATACGGGACCCAATGTGTAGACCTCCCAAATTCAATTTCTATCAACTTTTTCGGAAAAGCTCTCTGGGGAAATGCTATTGACCTACTTAATTCAGCCGCTGGGTTAGGATATGAAGTAGTATATGACGCAATTGGAGTCAATCCACGAGCAGGGGCCATCTTCGTCATGGATACACAATATCTGTATGGTCATCCTTACGGTCATACAGGTATTGTGATTGAGGACAGCGATGGAGTCACTATGAGAACCATCGAACAGAATATTGATGGCAATGCTGATTCTCTTTATGTTGGAGGTCCTGCACGATACAATACACGCAATTTTGATGGGATTGTTGGATGGTTCTATTTCCCAACTGACGACACATCTGTGGCATTTGAACAGCCAGAACCATCAGAACCATTGACAATTGAATCAAGTGGCTTCAATCCAGAAACAGGAACATTCACTGTTGAGGTATCTGCTTTGAATGTACGAGCTGAAGCAGGTCTTGGAGCTGAGATTGTTGCTGTGTATAGTGTAGGTCAAGAAATCAATTACGATGGATGGATTGACAATGATGGCTACATCTGGATCACATATATTGGCGGTTCTGGAAATCGTAGATATGTGGCTGTAGGACAATCTGAAAATGGACAACGCATCACAGACTTTGGATCTTTTAAATAGATCACTGTGATTTGTAGAACAAGAGGATTTTATGAGCGGAAAAAATTCAACTAATCTGAGACAAACGAAAGGCGGAGAAGTCATCAAGCAAGGGACTTCTCTTCTGTTTTTGAATACGAATTATTAGACTACGACGGCAACAAAATCAGCTCTCTTGAGGGTAAAGATGCTAATATAAAAATAGCAAATGCCAAAGGAAAGAAAACAATTGTGGCTGTTGTAGAAAATTCAAAAATTCAATTCAAACTTGAAAAAATTCTACCTCCCGGCATCTATCAAGTAGAGGTTGAATGTGATGGGTTTATCTTCCCTAGTGACAAGAGCGCCAAAATTGATATAATTCAATCTATTGAAAATTATCAAACAGGTAATATTGTTGAAATTGACAAGATCAACATACAGGAAGAAATAGCTGCATACATTGCCACACATCAAATTCAGTCATACAATGATAGTCAAATCATAAAGAGGATTGAATCACTAGAAAATAGATCGCAAATACAGCCAGAAGTGGTTGACTTAACAAACTATTTGACATCAGAACGATCCTATCAAACGTTTGTGACCTATAGCGCCCTTCAATCTCAGATGACAAGCAACATCAAGAATAAACACTTGGAACTTGGAATTGATGCCTTGATTGATGAGAAGTTAAAAAATGGTGGTGATGCATTCCTCACTGGCCATCAAGCAGAAAACATTTTTGCTTCAAAACAAGAGCTTGAAGCTATCATTTCACGAGTTCAAGCATTAGAAAACAAAGCATAGTTTCACCCTCCAAAATGGAGGGTTTTTTCTGTTATAACAGACATTTCAAAGATTGTCCGTTATAACCTCAAACAACTATCAAAAAAATCTTTTCCTATTAAATGACTTCCTTTTGTGTCTAGGATGAAAAAATAAAACTTGAACTTTCTTGGAAGCTATGCTAAACTAACAATGTGAGCGATGAAGTCGAGGAATTTTAGAAGTCAGTTCCTAAAACAGACCATAAAAGCTAGAAACAGCTACATAAAAGACTTTTAGAAACTCCCACCGGCTCCATATTTTTTATTCATGGAAGATTACTCAAGAGGCTTAAGAGGCCGTGTTGGAAACGC